AAAATCTGTATCTGCTACATTATAGACAGCTCTGATAGTATAAACATCTGTGTCGTATTTTCTGTCTCTGTTTTCTAAAAACAATAAATCTTGTATATTTGTTTCTTTTACAGCATCATATTGAGGTGTAGTTGCTGTTGCATCATCATCGCTTGGATTATTTGCACCTAAATATTTGTGTATGTTAATATCTGTGCCACCTATACTGAATTGTTCATAGATAACTTTATCTAAGAATTCATAGTCGGCTGTTTTGTTTGGTCTATATAATGATAAGCGTGGCATACGTATATTTAGCATAAATACTAATGGAGAATATCAATGGCTGATTTAGTAACGCAAAAACAAGAAGTATTTGACTATGTAAACGCATTTCTAGGCGGAGGAATGGTCGATGTGGAACTTGATCCTATACACTATGAAAGTGCTTTAACAAAGTCTCTTTCAAAATACAGACAACGCACAGAGCACAGTGTAGAAGAAAGTTATATTTCTTTAAAACTAGAAGAAGATAAAAACAATTACACATTGCCACATGAAATCGAAGAAGTAAGACAAATATTTAGACGTAGTATTGGTTCAAGAACAGGCGGCGGAGATGGTGGTAGTTTGTTTGAACCATTTAACCTTGCCTACACTAACACATATTTGTTAGCAGCCAGTGGTGTTGGCGGCCTTGCTTCATACGAATTATTTGCACAACGACAAGAACTAGTAGGACGTATGTTTGGTAGCTTTATCGAATTTAACTGGAATGCAACAACAAAAAATTTAACTATCTTGCAACGTCCAAGAGCCAACGAAGAAGTTTTATTATGGTGCTACAATTATAGACCAGACAGTCAATTGTTAGAAGACTATAGAGCAAAACAATGGATTAAAGATTATACATTAGCAAGCTGTAAATATATGCTAGGTGAAGCCCGCGAAAAGTTTGCTACTATTGCAGGTCCGCAAGGTGGTACTAGCCTTAATGGAGCAAGTCTAAAAGCAGAAGCTCAAACCGAAATGGAAAAATTAGAAGCTGAAGTAGCACTAGCAGTTGCTGGTGGCACTGGCTATGGATTCCTTATAGGTTAAAGATCATTGTCATGCACATACAACTGCATTAAAGCATAATGAAGTACTTTCATTAGATCTTTGCGAGCATCTTCTTTAGAACCTTTTTTACCATAGCGTTGACCATACTTTAACACATTACCAATGCAAAAGCCTGTTCCGTGCCCGCCATCTACAATAAACTCTGTGGCTTGAAATTTATCTTTTGCATAATGTTGACCGTATGTTGCATCAATATATTTTGCAAATTCTTCGATATATTTGTTTTCGTCAAATTTGTAGTCAATGCTCATATAATGCTCCTTTAATTGTTTTTAACTATAACAACCTTTTATTGCTTTGTCAAGTATAAACTGCGCATATAACCGCTAAAATCACGGTATTTTCACCATATACGGCTAAATATTATTAGCAACAACATATACCCACGAGGAGAAATTAAAATGGCATTAACATCACCAGGTGTTCAGGTTAGCGTTATAGACGAGAGTTTCTATACTCCAGCGGAACCAGGCACAACACCGCTTATCTTTGTAGCAACAGCAACAGATAAGACAAATCCAGGAGGCACAGGCGTAGCCCCAGGAACAACAAAAGCAAATGCAGGTAAAGTTTACTTGATGAGTTCACAACGTGAACTATCAGAAACATTTGGAGACCCAGTTTTCCAAACTGATGCAAGTAATAATCCAGTACATGCCGGAGAGCAAAACGAATACGGACTACAAGCAGCATACTCATTCTTAGGAGTGGCAAATAGAGCATATGTAGTTAGAGCGGATTTAGACCTAAACGAGATCACAGGAAGTGCGACTGAGGCAGCAGGTAAACCAGCAGACGGTGCATGGTGGTTTGATACAGATGATACAAAATACGGTGTATTTGAATGGAACGGTTCAGCAGCAACTACAACAAACGGACAATCGTTTACAAATAAAGTTCCAACAATTATTACTGATTCGTCACAAACAAGCGGCAGTGCTCCTTATACACCAAAAACAAGCGTAGGTGCAATTGGAGACTACGCTGTTGTTGCAGTATCCAATGTAAACCGTCTATGGTATAAAAATAGCTCAGGTGATTGGGTAGAAGTAGGTTCTGATGCTTGGAGAGCAAGCTGGCCATTTGCAAGCGGAACAGCAGGAGCCAGTGCATCAGGCACAGGCACAATTACATTCACAATCAACGGTGTTGCAACAGTAGTCACAACTACTGGCACAACTTTGAATCAAATTGTCACAGATATTAACACAGCAGGTGCTGCTGTAGGAATTAGTGCAAGTTCAACAGGAAATAAATTAAACTTGTTTTATGATGGACGTGAAACAGCAGTTAATTCAATTGTAATGTCCACAACAAGCGATGTATTAACTGATTGTGGTATTGATGCAGGAACTTATAGAAACACAAGTTTTGTAAATGCACCTCATACAAGTGTTCCAGAATGGAAAACACGTGATGCAAGTCCAGCACCAACAGGTAGTGTATGGATCAAATCAACAGATCCAAACCTAGGTGCAAAATGGAGTGTTAAACAGTATAGTTCTTCAGCAGACGAATGGACTACAGTAAGTGCTCCTATGTATGCAACAAACCATGCTGCTATTGCTGACTTAGATTCGAGCAATGGTGGTGCAGGAATTGCAGCTGGTAGTGTATACGTTAGATCAAACGTTGCAGAAGATGTTTTAGGCGGCAAAGCAACTTTCCAAATCATGGTTAGAGCTGCTTCAGGTGCAACAAGTATCACAAGTGCTGCAATCACAGCATCAACTTTCCCAGCAGGCGCTGCAAATTTCCAAATGCAGTCAACTTCAACAGGAAGTGCAAGTCTAAGTACACTTACTACTGTTAGCATGACATTTACTGGCGCAACAACAGACGCTGACGAAATTGCAGGAGCAATCAACGGCGCAGGAGTTGCTAATGTAAGTGCAAGTGTAAATAGCAAAAACCAAGTTATTGTTTCACATGCAAATGGTGGCGAAATTAGATTTGTTGACGGAACAAATACACCACTAAACACTATGTTTACAGTGTACGATTCAGCAAATCCAAATTCGACTAACAATTTCTATTTCACACCAGGCACAGATAGTTCTACATCACCGAGACAATTCAACGCAAGTAATTGGAATGTGCTTACATACACAGCCAAAGCAACTGCTCCTACAGCAACACCAGCTACAGGACAACTTTGGTATAGCAGCGTAATTGATGAAGTAGATATGATGATCCATGATGGAACTACATGGGTAGGTTATAGAAACTTTGATCATGCTGGTGACGGAAATGTAGTATCTAACAGTGCAATTGACGACAATGGTCCAATTGTAAGTGCAAGCGAACCAACAACACAAAGTGACGGTTCAACTAGCTTACAAAATGGAGACTTATGGATCAGCACAGCAGATCTTGAAAACTATCCTACAATTTACAAGTACAACGGTGATACAAGTAAATGGGTATTAGTTGACAAAACTGATCAAACCACAGAAGCAGGTGTGCTTTTTGCAGATGCTCGTTATAACACCACAGGTGCAAACAGTAATGAAGCAGGTGACATTGCAGATTTAATCGACAATGACTTCTTAGACCCAGATGCTCCAGATCCAGCACTATATCCAAAAGGTATGTTGCTATGGAATACACGTAGAAGCGGATTCAATGTAAAACGTTATGAGCGCAATTACATTGACACTGATAGCACAAATCCGAGACAAAATGATGCATCGATGAGTAGTTATCATGCAAATCGTTGGGTCACTGAATCAGCAAATAATGCAGATGGTTCAGGCAGCTTTGGACGTAATGCACAGCGTAAAGTTGTTGTACAAGCACTTCAAGCAAGTGTAAATAGCAACGAAGATATTCGTGATGATGAATCAAGAAACTTTAACTTAATTGCAGCACCAGGATATCCAGAACTAATTGGTGAAATGAACTCACTAAACAACGACAGAGGCTTAACAGCATTTGTTGTAGGTGACTCACCATTTAGACTTGCATCCTCAACAACCGATTTGCAAAATTGGAGTTCAAATGTTAATCTTGCAGTAGAAGACAATGACAACGGTCTTGTCACAAGAAACGAATATTTGGGTGTATATTACCCAAGTGGATTTACAAGTGACAATGCAGGAAACAACGTTGTGGTTCCTCCATCACATATGGCACTTAGAACTATTGCACTAAATGACCAAGTTGCGTATCCATGGTTTGCACCAGCAGGTACAAGACGTGGTAGTGTCACAAACGCAACAGCAAGTGGTTATGTAAATAGCGAAGGTGAATTTGTAAGTGTAGCACTTAACGAAGGACAAAGAGATACACTGTACAGTAATGCAGTTAACCCAATTACATTTATTAATGGCGCTGGACTAGTTGTATTTGGACAGAAAACAAGAGCTGCTAATGCAAGCGCATTAGATAGAATCAATGTTGCACGTCTAACAGTTTATTTACGTAGCCAACTTAAGAAACTTGCAAAACCATACATCTTTGAACCAAATGATAAAATCACACGTGACGAAATCAAACAACAGGTTGAAAGTTTAATGGTAGAACTTGTAGGACTTAGAGCAATTTTTGACTACTTGGTAGTGTGTGATGAAACAAACAACACACCTGCAAGAATAGACAGAAATGAGCTATATGTAGATATTGCTATTGAACCAGTAAAAGCAGTAGAATTTATCTACATTCCACTACGTCTTAAAAATACAGGAGAAATTGCAAGTTTATAATATCATAAAGTAGGGGGTTTATAATAATCCCCTACAAATGATAAATACTTGTGAATAGGAGTAATAAATGGCAATCTCATCATTATCAAAATTAACAGTTCCATTAGCAACCAATGACAGTGCAAGCAGTCAAGGTTTGTTAATGCCAAAACTGCAATATCGTTTCCGTGTCACACTAGAAAATTTTGGTGTATCGACTCCGACTACAGAGTTAACAAAACAAGTGATGGACATTACTCGTCCTACATTGACTTTTGAAAACATGGAAATACCAATTTACAACAGTAAAGTATATCTTGCTGGTAAGCACACATGGAGCCCATTGAGCTTGAATTTGCGTGAAGACGTAAACAATAATGTGCAAAAATTAGTTGGTGAACAATTACAGAAACAGTTTGACTTTATGGAGCAAGCAAGTGCAAACTCAGGACAAGACTATAAGTTTGTGACACGTATCGAAATCTTAGACGGCGGCAACGGCGCACTGGGCGTAAACGTTTTAGAAACTTGGGAATGTTATGGTTGTTTTGTCACAGAAGCAAACTACAATTCACTTGCATATGCAAACAACGAACCAGTAAACATTACGTTAAGTATTCAGTACGACAATGCAATTCAAACTCCTGAAAACACAGGTGTTGGAACAGCAGTAGGAAGAACATTAGGAACAAACGTCACAGGTGGCGGTTGATACTTAAAATAAAGATTGCTATTATAATAAAGGAGTGTATAGAAATATACACTCCTTTTTATTTTATACGCAGTTTAAACAAGAGATAAATACAGTATGGCAATATTCAGCGGTTTTTTTGATAATTTAATTAGTGGTGCATTGAGTCCTAAAGGTAATTTAGGAGACTATGCTCACGCATCCAATGTTTTCGTAGACGGAAACATGCGACTTGCTCCAAAGAATGAAAATTTATTTCACGTAGTTTTAAATATCAATCCACAAATAAGTTTAAGTAATTTTGGAACATTTAACAACTCGGTAAAAAGAGAAATAAATTTACTTTGTAAAAGAATAGATTTACCTACATATAATATTTCCACAACAACACTTAATCAGTACAATAGAAAAAAAGTGACACAAACAGGAGTTGAATACGCTCCAGTTAGTATGGAATGGCATGATGATAATGCTGGTATAAGTAATTTTCTTTGGCAAAGCTATTTTAATTATTATTTTAGCGATGCTAGTCATACTACATCAAATGGAACTAGTCCCGAAATAGGCGATCCTGCATATCTAAGAGAAGCTGGAAGAAACACTGGATATGGTACAGGAAGTGTTTTTCAAAATAATAAATTTGGTTTAGATAGACCAGGTAAAGTAAACAATTTTTTTACAAGCATACAAGTTTTCCAATTGCATCCACAAGATGGTAAACCAACAAACACAAGTTTTACATATATCAATCCACTAATTGATAGTTGGGATCACCAACAAGCAGACACTGCATCAACTGCGTTTAGTGCTAACTCTATGAGATTTAGTTATGAAGCTGTTATTATGGACAGAAACTATACTGATGTAGGAGTTGTTCCAGCAGGTTTTGGGGATGCAAGATACGATACTGCACCTAGTCCATTAAGCGTAAATGGCGGCGGTTCTAGCAGTTTTTTTGGGACTGGGGGTGTATTAGCAGGAACTACTGCTACGATTAACAACTTAGAACAAGGCAACGTGCTAGGTGCTTTAATCACTGGTGCTAATACTTTTAGAAATGCTAGGAATCTGAGTTTTGACAGTCTTGTGACTGAAGTTATTTCTGGAGGAGAAAATTTACTTGTTGATGCCGTTGGTAATGCTAATTTTACAAATACAGCATCAAATAGAAATATTACAACTGCACAACCTAAGGTATTTTAATTATGACAGAAACACCACAAATCCAAGAAATACTTAAAGACTCTTTAGTTGAAACTAGAGAAGTTTTTAGTAATCAAAACAAAAAATCAATAAGTTTTGCAAGTAATAGTGTAGATGCTGTTGTTGGGTTTTTTGAATCACGTGGATTTGAAACTACTGCTGCTCAAAGTGTTGCAAGTGTATTATTAACACAAGCCAAAGTTGATGGTGTAAATATCATGGAACTTTTAGAAGATATTAAAACACTAGATAAAGTAAAACTTACTGATTTAATAACTGCTATACTGAATGCTAATAGATCAAAAATCAGCAAAATTGGCGTGAAAAAAACCGATAGCAACGCAGATAATTTAATAGCAAGAAACATCATAGTATAATGGCCAAGTATGCACAAGGAAAATACAATCTAAAAAACCCTGAAAAATACATGGCAAACAGAACGCCAACTTATCGTAGTAGTTGGGAATTTGCTTTTATGCGTTTTTGCGATGAACATCCTAGTGTAGAAAAATGGGCAAGCGAAGCAATTAAAATACCATATAGAAATCCTTTTACAGGA